GGAGAGGATTCTGAATCCAAAGTTGCTATTATAGACTGGGATGTATTTAAAGAGCTAATTGAAGGGAGCGAATATGAGTGAAGTAAGAAAATACAGTTTCTTTTGCGACAAACTTTCCTGGTGGAGAGCATTTGGTGTAAGTGTTAATTGGGATGACGGTGTTTACTTTGGAATTTATTTTTATAAGTATTTTTTTGGAATTCAAAAAATATATGTAAAGCAAGCTATGGTTGTCACAGAAGACTTAAGAAAGGATCTATAAATGGCCGATATTATTGTAAGTAAAGAAATTATCCAGTCCTTGATGGGCGATAAGGCAGAAGAATTTCTTGAATGCATTCGCATTGTTGAGGATATAATCCAGAATCCGGATCAATATCTTGGTATGCAAGCTATTAAGTCGGCAAATACATTAGCTGCATACAGAACTTTGATGATTGTTAAATCACAAGTTTTTAAAAGAAAATCAGCTGTAATGGGTGAGCAAGATAAGTTCGTTAATGATATATGGAAAACAATGTACGAAGCGCTAGGAGAGAACATAAACGCATTAAAACTTGCGGGAAAAGGTGGTTATAACCAATGAAAGCACTAAAAGCATTAAGAGTTAAGAAGGAAGAAAATTTAGAAAAGGTTCCTGATGATGGTATATCAAATACTGATTTAGAAACAAAACTTGCCGAAGCGGTTGATGAGTTTTTATCATTAAGAAATGAAACTTCTTTTAAACAAGTAAAAGGGTTTCACCCAAGTTATACAAACCAATGCAAGAGATATTGGTACTATATGTTTGAGGGTGCGATGGTTGAGACTGATTTTAGACCACAAACTTATAGAATATTTGATAATGGGCACGCTGTCCACGACAGATTATACAAGTATTTTAGAGATATGGGTATACTCATAGCCGAAGAAATCAAGGTAGAACACTCATCTCCGCCAATTGAGGGCACAGCAGATGGTATAATTAATTGGTATGGTGAAAAGCTTATTGAATTAAAATCAATTAGTTCAGAAGGTTTTCACTATAGGCAAATTTATAAGAAACCAAAAGATGATCATTACAGGCAAGCACAGATATACATGGAATGTTTAAATCTTGATGGCGGTTTTGTTATATATGAAAATAAAAATAATCAAGAATTGTTACCAATATATATAGAAAAAGACCAAGTTTTTATAGATAAACTTTTTAAGAAATATAGGGAAATATATGGGCAATACGTCCAAAAAATTATCCCTGAGAGGCCGTACAAGATTACATCTAAACATTGTCAATCTTGTAATGTGCGCTCTCTTTGTTGGTCTGGTGATAATGACGCAGGAGAAAAGAGTTTGCAAGAATATCCAATGTTCTAAAACTTTTGTCGCAAAGGTATACAATAGTGTTTATTGTTGTGCTGAGTGCAGAAGGATTGTAACTAATGATAAGTTATTAAAAGCTTACCATGATAAAAAGATTAATAAGAATAAGCCAAGGACTTGTGCTACAAAAATTTGCACAACAGTTTTGTCATCTTACAATAAAGAAAATATTTGTGAATTGTGTAAACAGAAAAGATTTATCAAAAGGCTCGCCGGTTGGGGTTGGGATGAAGAAAAGCTCAACGAAGAATACCGATAATGAGCATAAAAAATATTGTCTCATCCCAAGACCCAGGAAGGATATTAGCAATAGACCCATCATCACACTCATTAGGATGGGCTGTTGTTGATGTAAACAAAGCAGAATTAGTTGCTTATGGGAAAATTTCATTGACTAAGACTTTGGATATATCAATAAAGTTTGATCAAATATTTTCCGGACTTACTGATGTCTGTTTGAAACATAAGCCATCTGTTGCAATTATTGAACAATCTGTTTATATTCAAAATTTTCAAACAAGCAGAATTATATCTTATATAATCGGATACACATGGGGCGTTGTATCTAGGCACTGCGGTAAGGTTATTGACATCAACCCTATGCTTTGGAAAAGAGGGATTGGTTATGTCAACATATCTAAGCACGATAAAGAGAGATTGCAAAATGATACAAGCAAGGGCTCTTTTGAATCTAAAAAGAAAAAAGAAAGAAAAGATCGTGTCAACAAGATAGTCTTAAGATACTTCCCGGTTGAGAATATAAATGATGATGACATAGTAGACGCAATCGGTATTGCATTGTGGTATCATTTGATGGTGGGTAAAAAATGACTTTAGATCCATACAAAGATAAGACTTGGCTTTATGAGCATTATGTTAAGAAGCGGATGAACTTGACTGACATTGTTAAGCTGTTAGAGCAAACTTACAATATTACGATTACTCCCCAGGCTTTGTACAACTGGTGCAAGAAATACGATTTGTTAAAGTTTAGAGGTAAAGGCCGCAATCTTAATAAAGGTGCAGCGACTAGAAGACCTCAATCGCCTATGCAAAAGATGGTAGAATTAAGAAAGAGAGAGCAAAGGAAAATGAACATGGCTAGAAAGAAAAATATGGGTGGAAAATGAGTAGGGCGGTTGGTTTAGGAGATATACATCTTTTTACTGAGCTTGATATGGTTTACAATCAAGTTCGTGTACTTGAAGCAAAGCAGAACCGTACAAAATTTAAATGTCTGGGTTCTGGTAAGTGCTGCACGATTGGTTTGATTTTGCCGATGATGGAATGTGCCAGTATAGCTTTTAATTTAAACAAAGAGTACTATTTGAATCTTGAAAGTAAAGGTAAGGATTTTGCTGATGAATGGTTCAATTCTGTTAAAGAAGCGCTCATACACGCTCTCAGTGACCCTGATTGGGTGTGGGGAGGCGAGACTAAACGCCATTGTGCCTTTTACAAAGGTGGGTGCACTATTTATGGCTATAGGCCATTAGTATGTCGTTCTTTTGGGACGATCACTGGAGTTGATGAATACTGCCCTCGTGAAAGAAATGCCTACGGCAATATAGATTTTTACTCAGGGCAGCCTATCAAAGATTTAGTTTTCCAATTTCAAAACTTATTGAAGAAGTTCGCTAAAGGTAAAGACAAGTCTTTTGATACAGTTGTGTACATGCCTTTAGGCGTTTTAAGCTTCTTGCTTAGCGTTGAAGAAATGATAGAGCTTGAAAAAGTTACTGATGATAAAATGTGGAAAGCAGTCCAGGGTTGGTTTAATTACCGAGTTCATTATGTTAAAGAACATGGGATGACACTAGAATCTTTAGCGCATGAAGCATCTGAAGTTGGCGGCCAAATTGCTTTTAGGAAATCCGATGATGAAGATTAAATTATTCATTGAGAGTGCCTATGTCTGATATAGAAGTTTCTAAAAAAAAATCAATTTTAGATAAAATTAAAGACATTGAAGAAGTCGGCCTTTTACATATAAAAGGTTATTCTAAAAATGAAATAGCTGCGCTGATGACCCTGCCGGTTGCTGACGTGAAAGAATATATTGAAGAATATAAAATAATCTTAAACAACAAAGCTGACGAAGATCCATATTTTTTAGAAAGAGTACAGTTTAATACGATAAGGGCTTTAGAAGAATTTGACCAGCTTAGCAAAGAAGCTTGGGAAACAATTAACATAGCGACAGATCACGGGATGGTCGCCGCCAGGATTCAAGCTATAAAATTAACTGGGGAATTGGCTACAAAGAAAGCCCAGCTTCATAAGTTAATGGGTGCCGGTAATCAAGCTGATACTGAGTACATACAAAGAATGCAAAAAGCAGAAAATGTAAACCAGATTTTGTCTAAAGTGTTAAGGGATGTCATCTCTAAGCACCCAGTTATTGCTGAAGAAGTTAGACGAGAGCTAGAGATCGCCTTCTCAATAATGGGGAAAGAAGTTATAACTATTGAATCAAAAGAGATATATGACGAAGAATAAACGTCATAATTTGAGACCGCTTTTTTTTGCCAAAAGCCCTAAAATCTTTCATAATTTGAGACCGCTTTTTTTCGCCATAACCTTGAAAATCTGGAGAAATGATGTCTGACTTCCTCGGTGTTAATCTTGAGTTTGCTGATTTTGATAGGCTTTTGAAACAGGAAGAACTTATGGAAGAACCTGTATCTATTGATGTCTTTGTTAAAGATAAAAAATATTTGGGATTGCCTAACCTTTCTGAAATTCAAACTGAAATTGTTAGACATAGTACTCAAATCTTTCGTAAGCCGACTTTAATTAAATTAATGGGTGAAGAAAAAGGAACTGAATATTATCATAAATACACTGATAATGAAGTAATTTGTATGCTCGGTAAGGGTAGTGGGAAAGACCATTGTAGCAGAATATCTATCGCTTATACGTCATATTTGCTACATTGTTTAAGAGATCCTTTAGGTTATTACGGGAAGGCTCATGGCGTTTATATAGATTTGTTAAATCTTGCTGTAAACGCTCAGCAAGCTCAAAGAGTATTCTTTGAACCATTGAAGAATTTATTATTGGCATCTCCTTATTTTAATAGCGTAGGGTTTGAACCTAGAGTATCAGAAATCTTTTTCTTTTCTAGGCCGGTAAGACTATTCTCCGGGCATTCTGAAAGTGAAGGTTGGGAAGGTTATGAAGTAATGACAATTATTTTGGATGAGATTGCAGCATTTAAAACTGATTCTGAATTAAAAGGTGATACTAGAGCTAAAGGTTCTGCATCTGCAATTTATAATATGAGTAAGTTATCGGTTATGTCTCGGTTTCCAGAAGTAGGTAAAGTAATTCTTTTGTCATTCCCTAGATACAAAGGTGATTTCATTCAACAAAGATATTATAATTCCAGAGAGAAAAAAGAACCAAAAACCTGGACAATTAAAGCTGCAACATGGGAAGTTAATCCTACGATCAAAAGAGAACAATTGGAATCAGAATATGTTAGAAACCCTATTGAAGCTAGAGCAAGATTTGAATGTGAACCACCAAGCATGGAAGATGCTTATTTTAGAGATGAAAATTTAGTTAGAAAAGCTTTTAATTATGCAGATAATCCTTTAGATGAAGAAGGCCGCTTTAGTCCTTGGTTTAATAATTCAGATAGTCATAGAAGGTTTATTCATGTTGACTTGGGATTAAATAGAGATAGATCAGCTTTATGTATGACTCATTGTCCGGGCATTACGGAAATTAAAACTTCAATGGGAGTAGAAAAATTGCCAGTAATAAATGTTGATTTTGTATATTCTTGGCAAGCAGAACCAGGTCAAGAAATTAATTTTGCATCTGTTAGGCAAATGATTGTTGATTTGTGTAGAAGATTTGATGTTGGATTAGTTACTTTTGATAGATGGCAATCTGTTGAAATGATTCAAGGCCTTAGAGCTTTGGGAGTAAATGCTGATTTTCATAGCGTAAAGAAAACTGATTACGATACGTTAATGACTGCGATATACGATACAAGATTACGTGGTTATTGGGATCAGCATTTAGTTGAAGATGAATTATTAAAATTAAGATTGTTTTCAAATAATAGAATTGACCACCCAAATGGTGGTTCAAAAGATATGGCTGATGCTTTAGCAGGCTCTGTGTTTGCTGCTGCTTCAAATATTATGATTGATAATGAGATAGACCTGGAGATATTGGATTTTGATATTGATTCAGAAAAATATGATGAATTTGATGATTCCGAAGCTGTATCTATA